TTTTTTTATTACTATTATATGTTAACACTTTTGTAGTATTATATGAAGATTTTACATCCGAAATCGAATTCCCATTAGCTAATTCATTTTTAACCCAAGTAAAATTTGTAAATGGGTATGTATCAGTTAAATTAAAAATATTACTTGAGGTTGAATTTGATATAAAATTAACAACATTATTTTCACCCGGTAGGGAAACTAATGGTTGAGATTGATTTTCATTCAACAAGTTTTGACTTAAAAATTCATAACTAGAATTATTAACTTTATTCTTAATGTAAGAAGTGTTGAAAATACCTCTTATAAAATTTTGCCAACTTTCACCTGTACCATCATTAGATATATGTCTCATTAATATCTCAAAATTACCAGCATTAATTCCAAACTCTTTTAATTTTTTAATAATAAAAGGGTTATCGTTAGATAAACTTTGAATAATATTAATACTTTCTGCCTCAGCAATTACATCCGTTACTTTATCTTGGTCTTGAGTATTACCATTACTTCTTAATAAACCTGAATAGTTTGATGTTAAAAATATTCTTTCAAATATTTCATAAAAATATTTAATCTCTTCCTTGTTATCATAAACAGCATTACTAATTGGAAATTCAATAGCATCCAATGATACTCGTTGAATATCCGTTAACGGATTTTCAGTTGTTAACGGGTCTGCAGGTGGTTTTACCGTTTGAGTTGTCGCTCTAATAAATTCTTCCACAAATTCTACTTCAGGCCATAAATCTGTTTGATAGGCCTTCGTTTGATTTATAACATTTTTATCACCCGGATAAGTTAATTCAAACATTTCACGTCCATCCTTACCTGATGTCGCAACTAACATTTGTGGCCACGGGTATATTGGTAATGTTTCATTATCTCCTGACGATACGTTATCCACACAAGCAGTTGCGGTTTCAGGATTTAAAATAGAATTCCTTCTAGCTTTAATTTGCGTATCATTTAAATTCCAAGCTTGAACGTGAACATCGTCCATCAATCTTAAAAATGCCTCTCCGTTTGCAAATATAACCGCAAGAACATTTCGGATATTTGGAACAAACCCAATACCGTTATCTTTCTTTTGTAATAAATTAGTTAAAGCCTCCGTTAATTCTTCTTGAATATTTTCTTTAACGGATTTAACTAATTTACCCATTTGATTTATTAAATCCTCAAATCTACCAGTACCTTCAAATATATAAAATTGAAAATTCTTTTCTTCAGAACCTTTAGTATTGGTTATCGTTAATGAATTAAAAATACCTTCAGTCGCTAATTGATTTTTAAACTCTTGAAGTTGTAATGGTGTAGGCTGTGTTGATAGTTTTTTTCTTTGTCTATAAGTTTCGTCAATATTAACATCAGATTCTTTCAAATCAATAGGGAATATATTTGGGGTAATCTTGAACGGTACTTTTGAATTTGTGTTCGTTTTACCATCAATAGTATACTTACCATCCACACCACAAACAGTATTTGATTCCATTTTTTCTTTTGCATCACTAATAATACTTTGTAGTTCCGCTAAAGCATTTTTTCTTTTTTGTGATGTATTAATTTCAGATTTAAATGTATAAACTTTACTACCCTCAGTAAGACCATTAACCCCTTTCATAACCAAATAATTCTCAGTATCCATATATTTAGAAAACCAAGAAGTTCCCGCACCAACATAAACATCTTTATCCAAATTACCTAATAATCGTTGATACTCCTCAACGTAAGTTAATGGGTCTAAATTTTGTTGTGAAAATGATGTTAAAATGTTTTTAATAAAATTCTCAATTCTATCTCTCATTTGTACAACAGTTATTTCAGGAAAATCATCAGGTATCATCCCTTTTGATTTATACTCACTATATAACTCTCTAACTTTTTGATAACCTCTCGAAACTATTGAATCCTGTACATTTGAAAAGTTGGTAGCCCCACCTTTAGTCGTTTGTATATTAACTCTAGATTGATACATATGAGGGACTGCCGTTAACGCAGCCATAGGCACTTCACTTAATAGTGTGTATTTGTATGTGTAAAAATGTAGTTTTATTTTAAAATTACCATTAGATGTATCATATCTTGATGAAAACGTTTGTAACATTAATTGTAATTTAACAGCTTTACCATAAAATCCTTTTATTGTTAATTGGAACATTGGATATGGTAAATTAAAAAATGCCGCGTATGGTGAATTATCACCCGCCTCAAACATCGCTCTACCTTTAACATCTTCTAATTCAATCGTAATTGAAGGTAGAAAATCTAATCCTTGTCTAATATTAATAGAGGTAATACCTAATAATCCATTATCAACAGACGCTTGTTTACCACCTGAATTAATTGTTTGTCTTATATAAAAATCACTACTCTTATTTGGATTTGAAACAGAGGTTAGTTTTGGCTGATTCACACCATTACCGGTAATTGTATCTTTACCTGTTATTTCATCAGTATATGAATTATCTAAAAATGTTTTATCACCCGGTTTTAAAAAATTAATACTGGCAATTGAAACTGTTTGTACTTGGTCGTTATTCGCAACACCAAGTGCTAATTTAGTTCGTGGCAATACTTTACACTCTAAATTAGCATACATCACTAAATTTTCTTGTTTCACATATCTTTCTTGTACTTTTCCGTCACTGTCTATGACTTTATTTGGGTCTATGATTGATATGTTATTATAATCAAACTCAACTAATATATTTTCCGATTTATCTACCATAATAAAAGAAGTAATTTTCTAGGTCATTGTTGTAATCCTGTAATGAAGCTATTAAAGGATAAGGGATTGTCAAGATAGCCCCATCAGGGATATTCCACTCTTGACCTGCGTATATTGGATTTGCTTGTAATATTAACCAACCAAAGTAAGGAGCACCATAAAATTGTTGTGAAACTTTATCTAATCTAGATTGAGCAACTTTGAAAATATATCTCTTATCAGTGGATTTACTTGGCAGAGTAATATATGGAACAACTGTTTGTCGTCCATTAACAATAAAATTATTGTATCTATTATAATAATCTCTAGTACCCATAATTAATCAAATTTTATTTTACCATCAAAAGTTAAAGGGTCGTTATTCACATTAACCGTTTTATATAAATTAGCAATATCCGTTTTTTGTTGTGTCTCTGTAGCAGGGTCAGGAACTGTTGTGTATGTAAACTTTCTTAACTTACCTTTAGGATAAGCTGGTTGGTTTACAAATTTTGAATACGATTCTTTATCCCTAATTGTTTTAATAAATTTTTGTTCAGCAACTAACTCTTTTTTAGTTAAATCCGCAAAATCATCACAAATATTATTAAATTTTCTAACTAATTTATTATCATTCTTTAATTCTCCACTAATAATTGTGTTTATAAATTGTGTTAATTTATTTTTATCGTTAAATATTTGAGCCATTACCATGAATTGTCGTTTATCCTCAACTGATGCCGTTTCAAATTGTTTAGATATTGGGTCAAATTGTCCCGGACCATCATACGGGTTTGTAACAGTTGTAATTATTTTTTCAGCATCCATTAAAAGATTAAACTCATCTAATCTAACACCAACTAAACGATAATCATCACATAATTCTTGATACGTATCCAAAACACCAGTACTAGCCGTATTAACTTCAGTAGTTCCTGAAATAGTATAAACACGAGGAACACCCGTATCTAAAATTTTACCATCAGTTTTTGTTGTTACTAAATTTATCTTTCTAATTATTTGAACCATATTTTGTTCTAAAACCACAATCTCTTGAATTTTAGTAAACAAACCACTACTATAATCACCTTTTAACGTGTTAATATATTGATTCATATTTGTTTTAACTCTTTGAATTGTTGCATCTGTAAATTTAAAACCAACTAATCTTGATATGATATAATTTTTATTAGTAGGGTTGTCAGCATTTATATCTGAGATAAACGTAGTAAATAACGAATCAACTTTAGTTTCAACACCTTCAGGTTTACCGTAAATTGGTGCCAATACACTACTAGAATTTAACGTTATTTCTCCGGAAGTATATAATCTATCTTGAGTAATTAACTGCCAAACACCATAATTGTAAGATTTAACAATACTATCACTTTGATTTAAGATATTTGTATAATATTCTTGTGTTGAATCTAATATTTTATCCATAATAGTCATATAGGTAATTTCACCTGTTTGACCACTAGTAACCGGAATATTTGTTAATATATCTCCAATAGTATTTCCACCATCGTTAACAATATCATTTTGAACATTATTAACCGTAACCGGTGGTTGAGCATCTAATATTGACTGAACTAATTTAGCGTCCAAAGCTGAAGTGTCTTCAGTCCAAGTCGCTCTTTCATCATAAATTTCAGTATTAGCATAGAAATTAAATGATAACGCATTTTGTAGTTGTTCAACAGGTCTAGCTAATCCCATACCACCAATCATATCAAAACTTAAATTAACATTTGCAATCATTGGTTGGATACCTATACCTTCAGGATTCATATCTAATATTAATGGCTCATATGAAAATGAAATTGTTTTTGGAATTATTTTACCATTATAAAAATCGCCAACTCTTAATACTAAAACCGGTGGTGCACCAAACGCAGTATTTACCGCATCATTATATTTTGGTTTACCATCAGCACCAATAACAGGAATAGTTTCACCAGGTCTAACACATTGATTCAAGAATGTTAATCTAGCGTTTAACCCTTCAGGGGTCATAGAGTGAAATGCGGGATTAAAAAATCTAATTTTATCCGCAATAGAACCATATAGAATAGGATTACTTTCTTTAATAACATCAAAATAATCACATTCAGTTAATAACTGTCTAATAATTCGTTTTCCAATACCTTCTTTTAATTTTTGTTGTATTTCTACAGTTTGAACAGGTTTAATAGTGTTAATTGTTGTATCAGTTACTTCAGGAGTTATTATTTCAACTTTTTGAGTTGTTGTTGTAGTTGTCACAGTTGGAGTAACAAGAATACTATTAATCTTAACTCTTCTACATGCCATAGCGTCAGTTGAAAATACTTGTGCTAAATTATTAGAAGTCGTTGTGTTTGTATTTGATTTAATATCTTTACTACAATCTACTTGAGAACCACTTCCCGATTCACCTTGAGGAATAACTATATCTTCCCCTCGACCACTTTGTAAGGTAATTTGTAATGTTTTATCTTCAAAAAATGGAGCTAAATTAGCATCCCCAATTTTATAAGTTTTTAAAAATTGAATTACCGAATCATTTCTTCGTTTAGAAAGATTTTCATTATATGTAGGACTTGCTGTTGCAGATGCCGAACCCACCATTTGAATACTGATAGTACCTTTTTTTTCTTTTAATATGTTATAAGCATCAACAATGAAGTTTCTATCATTAAGAGCAATTTTATTATAATTTGATATTACAATATTATCAAAAAATTCTCTTACGTTTCTATTAACACTACCGTCATTAAATATTCCACTTGCGGTATCCACATATTTAGTAATGTTTGATGGTGTGGTATAATCAGAATAGGTTATATTATACGGTACTGAAGACACAACCCCATTTGATTTAGGGTCAGGAATATCATTATCAAAATAAAACGCCAATTGTGAATAATTCTTTTTAAAATCGTCAATAGATGTATCAGGATTTGCTTTTTGTAGTGAAGAATCCGCCGGACTACCCGCACCACCTTGAGGTACAGAATTTTCTCTTGGAATATTAGCACTAACATTCTTTAACTCTTCATCCGTTAATCTTGGATTACTTAATATTTCTTGATATGTATATAAATCCTTTGTTGGTATTGTATTAAATTTTAATGCCAAATCATAAATGTCATATTTAACACACCCGGCAAAGAAAGAATCAATTATTGAATTAATTCTTTCTTTATTTTGTCCTTTTAATTGTTTTTCAACAATAGTATTCATAACCGAAGGACTATCCACAATAATCTTCCAACTTAATTGCCCACTTCTACTTGTGTTTTTATAAGTATAGATTGGCTCAGGTCTACCTAAAAATGAAGTATCATTCCAATTAGCGGTACTACTATCAGAAAATTTTAAATCATAAGGTGGGAACCACATAACTCTACCCCCATTTGGACCTTTCTCACAAACAGGTAATTCATCATAAGTAAACCCAGGTCTACTTGAAGTTCTCCAAGCTAAGTTCTCAATTGAGAACATATATTTTTTAGCATATCCCCCCGTTCCATTAACATTATTTGCTATAATGTTTGTTGACCCCGGATTTCTTAATGGAACAATATTTAAATTGTATGTATTATCTAAAACAGAATGTGTAAATCTTCTACCTGATGTAGTTATACCATCTGTTTTTTGTAAATCATTATATGTATAATACGGATTATCTTTAGTAAAAACCCTACAATATTCTATACCGGCATCACCTCCTGTTGTATTATCGGTATATGATAAAACTTGAGAACCTTTAGTAATTTCTTTATACCCATCATGGAATACCTTACTAATTTGATTCATCGCATTACCAACGTGTTTTAAACGGGCTTCACCCGTAACACCATCAGCCGAGTCAATTAATCTTTGAGTTTGGTCTAATATGGAAGTTTCTTTAAATTCAAGATTAGTTGATTCATCTCTTGTTATATTTCCACTAACCAATTGGTAATCTTCATCAATTGTTCCTGAACCACCACCCGGTATTGCTCGGAATCCTGCGTTTGGTTTATACTTTGGAGATACCCAAACAAAACCACCATCAATACCACCACCGTCACTATAAGACCTTCCACCTAAACCAAAATTGCTAAGAGCCGATTCATTACCTTCATATAAAATACCCATCTCAGATGGACCATATACAGGTGAAGGGTCTTGTTGTCCAAATGCGTTAACAGGTATTTGATTTGGGGGTGAAGTAATATATGAAGGTTCTGATGTTCTACTTCCAACATAATACCCCCCAACTAATGTACCATTACCCGGATTAATATTTGGAACTAATAAGTTAACTAAACCTTGAGCAATACCAAATAATAAACCATAATCTTTATCATACGATGGTTGATATCTGTTATAATTTATATTTGCAAATAAAACTGACCTTTGTCCGTTACCGGTGTTTGCCAAAAATATTTGTGAACCACTTCTATTAAGATTTAATATTGGACCTAATAAACCACCTGTTAATTGATTTACAGTGTTTAACGCGTTTGATGTTTGTTGTGTTTGACTATTTTCGTTGTTATCGTTAAAATAATCACCAGGTATTAACGAAACAGGCCAATAAGCCCCCGCCAATCTTGTTAAGAAGTCGGCAGCCGCCACAACAGGATTTTCAGGTACTGTTATCTTCCAATTTTTATAAACTAAAGGTTGTTGACCTGATAACATCATACTAACCTCAAAAGGGTCTTGTAATGATTGTAAATTGATTTGACCTAATGTGTTTTGGAATAACTCAGCGTCAATTCTTTTTTTCAATAAAGAATTTAACTCTGATGCACCGAATCTTGCGATAAACGAATCTTGAGACAATAATCCATTACTACCAATAGGGTTTGGTGATAATAAAATATTATATGGTGAATACGACGAAGGTGCAAAACTTGGTGGCTCCCAATAAGGTTGATAAATCTTATTATTGTTCTCAACATCAGTAATAATAACTAAATCATTAAAACTTCCCGGAGGTCCATATCGGTTTTGAATATAAGCGGCATCAATGAAAAACTCATTTACTAAATCTAAAACAGTATCATTAGGATTATATTCTCCTTGGTTTGACGCAACAGGTAAAGGAGGTCCGTTAAAATTTATTTGAGTACTATAACCTCCATCAGGACCATATTCATTTAACGGATATAATAAATTAGAATATGAACCATTAGTAATTAACTCACCCGGAGAATCAATAACATTACTAACACTTAAAATTGTTTCATAATTAACTTGACTCACAGGTGGGGTATATACTCCCTGAACACTGTAAGGTGCCAAGTTTTTAACCATTAGTGAATTTCTAAAGGAAGACGTGGATGCAAATGATAATGAACTCTCTGCCATATATTCTGATTTACCTATAAATAGATTGTACTTTATTTTATGCTAATGAACTCGCACTTATATTACTATTCATTAATTGTGTTTTGTTTGCCGTTGGAGCCATTAAACCATTACTATACATCGCCTCTTTTAACGCTCCGACCATACCTTGTTGAACATCCGTATTTTTAAGAGCCATAACTATTTGGTTAGTATCAACATTACCTGTTGTTTTTAAATCAATATTGTGATTTAATGTTATTTCAATTGGTTTTGTTGTGTTTTGTAAATTATTTGTTGTATTAGATTCTTTAGCTACGTTCGCTAAATTTTTTGTATTTTGTGAAATTTGAGAATTATCTTGTTTTGTATTAGCAATTCTTTGATTACCTTGTGGATTTAATTTACCACTCACCATTTGCCCAATCTGACCAATTAATGGAAATTGTTTATTTAATTTATCTAATTCAACATTTGCATTTTCCAAAGAAGTTTGAAGAGTTGTTTTAGTAAAAGTACTTAAACTATCAAAATTTTCTTTTAATTTTTGAGTAGCTTGTACCCCATTTATTTGACCTTGGTTATATTGTTTGATGATGTCTAAATTTTTATCTACCCCACTATCTATTGACGCTCGAAGATTTTTAGAATCTAATTCTTTTGGAGATACTACTTTGGCAACACTTGATACCGAAGCTCTTGCAAATTTTTGAAGACCGGTCGTTGTTTTACCACCAGCAAGGGCTAAACCTGTTTTATCCGCAGTACCTCTAATTGCAGCATCGATAGATTTTAATGTACTTAATTGGTCTTTAGCCAAATCCTCCATAGTTTTTGGAGCGGTATTGGCCATTTTTTCAAGAGCCGCATAATCTTCTTTTTGTAAATCTTCAATTGCTTTAGTAACAGTTTGTCCGGTTTCTTCATCAGTAACTTGTACTTCATATTTTCCACCCTCACCCATTTCAGCCATATTGGCTATCATCATCTGTTGTTCTTCCGTAGCAAAATCAGGAAAACGGATTTTACTCATTTTATCCTCTAACTCAACACTCGCTAACGCCATTTTTTCAATTTCTCCATTAGTCATTCCCATCGCTTGACCAATTTCCCTCAATTGACGTTTTGCTCCCGGCATGATTTCAAAATTACCATCTTTACCTAATTGAACAAATTGTTTACCCATTTGAGCAATTTGATTTTGTAACTCAGCAGGGTCATTTTGAGCTAAATCCATCATTTTAAGTGGGTCAAGTAAACTACTTTGAGCAACCCCTAATCTTTGCATCGCAGCGGCCATATCAATAGCCCCTTCAGGGTCAAACACTTTTTCAGCAAAAGCCAATGTTTTACCCATATCAACTCTTAACATAGTTGCTTGTGCCGCCATTTTGGCTAAACCTGATACCCCTCCTTCAAAATTATATTTGTTAAGGGCATCCATATTTTGTATAACTTTTGCAGAAACAGCCTCAGCGTTTACACCAGACTGAGCAGCAATATCAACAACTTTTTTCATTTCTCCTGCAACTCGTCCTGCACCAATCCCGACATCTTTAAATCCTGATACTAATGTACCAACTTCTTGACCAGTCACTCTCATTGTAGCGTAAAGGTCTTTATTTACTTCAGCAGATAATATTACGTTTCGTTGTAAAGCCTTTGAAGCATCCTGTTGTGTTTTAATAACGTCCGCTATATCACCACCTAAAGTTCTAACGTTACTAACAGCATCAGCCATAGTAGCGTTTAAGGTTTGAGCCATTTGTTGACCAAGACCAAATTGTTTTAAAAGTGAACTAGCTCCTTCGTCAAGAGTCGCAATAACTTCTTGAATTGATTCTTTATTAAAGTTACTTTTTAATGCCTTTCCAAATTCATCAATTATCCCTTTACCTTTTTCCGCACTTTTATCTAAACCATCAGCCATATTAAATTTGTTTTATAAATAAATACACCAAAGACACATTTTAAATTAGGTCTCTGGTGTATTATCTTCGATTATTCTATTTATTAAAAATTTCCTAACATAAGTAGGCATCTCGTTGAAATCTCTGTATGATGTTCTTATAAATTTAGACATCAAATAATATTCTTCAATTAGAAGTTGTCGATAGTTAGAAAAAAGGCCGAAAAAACTCAACCCCAAAGGTTATCTCGTAAGATACCAATTCTCCTGATGGGGCGGTTGCAGTTCTTTTAAGGTCTAATGATGGTTCATTTTCTCTTAAAAAAGTTCTTATGTATTTAGAGTCCATAATAGGTAAAGTATCAACAAACATTGCAATTTTACCTCTATCACTATCACCATCAATTTCAACAATTTGTTTTTGTAGTTTCCAAGTAACTCTTGGCGCTTGTCGACCCGCAGGATATTGTTCTACCATTTTATCCAACTCAATAGTATCATAAAAAGTGGTAGGTCTTAATTTGACTGTAACACCTGTTTTAGGTAATGTTGTAGTAAAAAAACCATTTTCGTCAGGTTGATATTTAGATTTTTTAATATTTAATTCATCTAATACCACAGTATGTGGAAATGGTTTATTAGTGTTTGGGTCAACTAAATTAATAGTATATTCAGAACCAAAAGAAGTGTTTCTTAAAAATATCAAAATAGCCTCAACATCACCGTCTAATAATTCTTCAGGACGTAAATCGTGTTCAAACAATTTATTTCTTAATAATGTTAATACTATATTTTCCTTTCCAGCTGCAGAACCAATCAAATAATTTTCATCAGACGCAGTTAAATAACCAATTTTGACTGATTTCTTTTTTGATTTGTAAAAAATACCACCACTAGGTAAAGACACAACGTCATGAGGTAATGTGAAATTTTCTGTTGCAGCATTAATTAAATTTTCATCCATAATAATTTGTTTTTATTATAAAATATAAACGTATCTGTTTTTTTTTAAATAGTTAATAAAAAATCCACATACTTTTGATATGTGGATTCTTAATTTTAAATATATTTTGTAATTTTTAGTAAACTAATATACATCTATCCATACGTAACACCGCTGATATAGTAGCCAATGCGTCTGTATTATATGCCAATGAATCAAAGTTAACATCTGATAAGAAAGTCCCTTCCAATATCCATTTCTCAACAACTACACCCGTTGGGTCTAACATCTCAAGGTCAACATTCTTTTTATAACCCGCAGCATACCCCATACGTCCGGTAACTGATTCTGCACATAAACGTACCCACTCCATAAGTGCCTGAGACGCTGAAGGTCCAATTGGGTCACGGAATTTAACATTTATTGTACCCCAAGTAAAACGACCGGCAACATATGTTTCAGTGTTTAAAAATGGAATCGCAACAGGATTAATTGTTATTTTTGGTCTTGCTGCCGATTCTACGAACCATTCATTAATTCCTAATGTTGAAGGAAAACGTAATATAAACCTATTTTGTCTTTTAGGTTCGTAAGGTATGGGCATTTTCATTAATAAATCAGCCATTTCAATTTGTTTTTAATTTTATTTATTTTATCTTTATTTAATAAATATCACTATTTAAAAAATATTTTAGTTGACTTTTAGAATTTAATTTACTATTATTTTCTTCCAGTCTAGTTTTATTTAATACTAGTTTTAATTTACTAGTTTTTTAATTATTATTTATTATAACTATTTAATATTCTTTTTTTATTCCTCCTGCTGTTGAATAAGTTTTAATAATATTTTCCGGGTCTTGCTCAAAATGTTTTTTAACTACATCTACATTTCTTACATCATCATCAGAAAACCCTACTTTAGGTACAAAATAATTACTAATTTTATTTTTTAAAAAAGCTTTTTTCTGAATTTTTTTTGAAATATCTTTAACATATTGAACAAATTCTTTTAAAGCTTTAATTTTACCTTCTTCCGGATTTGTTGCTGAACCCTCACCAAAAGACACCGGATAAAAACGACACATATCTAAATATTCTTTTATCATTTCTGATTTAGATATTTCTTCTTCATCCGCTAAATCACGATATTTTTCTAAATTCTTAATTAATTCATTAGAATTTATACCGTTTGTATTTGATACAATATAATTGTAAACACCTTGTTTAAGTACATTAGGGTTGTGACCTCTTGCGGTAACAATCGAAAAAATCGACCCATTATTAATTGCCTCAACAAAATCACCCCAAGCAGGTCCTGGTTTTGCTAACATAGCGTCAACAATAAATTGTTTATCTCCTTTATCCCGAAAATATCTGAAAGGTTCTTCCGCAAAACCAACAATAGTATGGTCATTATACTCAAATGGTTGATTACCAATTTCCGTTCTATAATCCGCAAAATCTTCAGTTGACATACCTACTTCACGACCTTCATCATCTTTTAAAATAATTTTGGTTGGCATCGTAACAATGTTATCGTCCCAATCAAATGCGTAGTATTTTTCATCAGGAGCACCTGATTCATCAATACCTTCTTTTAAAATTTTTTTATTAAACATAATTGTTATTTGGCTTAATTATGACCCACTATTACAATGGGTCATAATTTTATTTATTATATATTCTCGAAAGACGCACCTGTTGGAGTGATATAGAACGTGATGTCTATAAATTCTAACGATTTGGTTGGTTTGATGTAAATCTTACCTGTCATTTGATTTCTGTCTAAATCAGCTGCGTCTGACGAAACTGTTACACGGAAATCGTAAAGACCTCTATCTCTTCTAATCGAATCTAATATTGGGTTAACAGAATCTAAGAAGTCTTGTCTTACTTTAGCATCGTTTTGTTCAAATAATAATCTAACAGAAACTGCCGATATTAATTTACGTGCTTGAAGTAATAATCTTCTTACGTTGATTCTATCAAGAGCCGATTGTCTAATTTGAAGAGTTTTGTTACCCCAAATTACTGTTCCAACATCAGAGAACGTTGCGATTGGATTTAAACGACCTTGATATAGAGTATCTCTATTCTCTTGAGTTAATTTAATTCTCGCTTTAACCGCATTTACAATACCTCTCGTGTAACCCGCAGCTGCGAACCAAGGATAAGCGATGTTGTCTGTTAACGCTAAGTTTCTCGTTACCTCAGCAGTTGCCGGTAAGTAAATTTGAGTATTATTAACAGTATCTCTCATTAATACCCAAGGGTAGTAAGTAGCCGTGTAGTTAGAGTCAATACCTGAATTCGCTAAATTATCTACGGCCTCTTGTGGGTAAATAAAATCAAATTGATTACCTGTTGAAGGAACATACATATTGTAGTCAGGTGTTGTACAAACGTACAATGAATCCGCTCTACTATATTCAATCATATCGATTGCGTTTTCAACTAAATTAGAGTTATTAACATAATCAATACCCGGTGTAACAAACACATTAATATTTACCGCTTCAGGATTTGCGAATGTTTCTTGACCCAATAAATAAGCGTAATAATCAGTGTTAGCAAAATCTTGAGTATTACCGGCCACACTAATTTGTTTAAATGCCCCCCAACCTGTCGCTGAAGGGTATCTTGGTGTTGGACAAGCTCCTTTTAAATAACCTGCTCTACCTAATACAAATCTATCAGTATTTGTTCTAAATTCTCTGTAGATATCCCATCCATCAAAACCAC